GTGGAGTCCCCGCACCAGTGCGTTGTCCGCCGCGACCCTGCAACCCGTGAGGTGGTGGGCGCTCTGAAACGCTGGTCCAACGAGGACGCCGGCCAGACCTACGCGGTGGAGTATCTGCCTGACCAGATCGTCTGGTTCGTTGCACAGTCCGCTGGTGCTGCTGGTGGCTTCCAGGCGGTCCGCACGGTCGACAATCCGCTGGGTGTGGTGCCGGTGGTGGACCTGCGCAACTCGGATCGGCTGCTGGGTCCTGGGGCTTCGGAGATTGATGATCTGATCCCGCTGGTCGACGCGCTCGACAAGTTGCTGCTGGACATGATGACGACCTCCGAGTCGTCGGCGCGTCCGCGACGGTGGGCGACGGGGATCACGCTGGCGGAGGACTTCGACTCCGACGATCCGAAGGAGTCCTCGGCTCTGTCCAACCCGTTCCCCGAGGGCGACAAGATGATGGTCTCGGAGTCGGCCGAATCGAAGTTCGGGCAGCTGCCAGGGGCTGATCTGTCCGCCTACCGGGACGCGGTGGACGTGGTCCTTCAGCAGGTCATGGCGGTGTCTGCGCTGCCGGCGCACATGGTCGGCGTCACGGCCGCGAATCCGACATCGGCGGATGCTCTGCGTGCTGCCGAGTCGGGGCTGACAGCCCGTGCCGAGGCCCGTCAGGTGACGTTCGGCCGGGCGTGGGAGCAGGTGGCCGCCCTGATGGTTGCGGTGCGCACGGGGGCCGATCCTAGAGCCATTCACACGTCGGTTGACTGGGCACCGGCCGACACCCGGAGCGCGGCCCAGGAGGCCGACGCGACCGTCAAATTGTTCCAGGCCGGCATCCTGCCGCGCCGGTACGCATTGCAGAAGCTCGGATATTCGGCTCTTCACGAACGAGGGTGTAGCGCGGGTCTGAATCCGCCGGCTTCGAGCAGCGACCGAGCGATGTAGTGGCTGAGGTTGCGGAAGCCGAGGGCCGTGCCGCGGAGGTGTTCGAGTCGGCCGTTGATCGCTTCGGTGGGGCCGTTGCTGGTGCCGGGGCGGTCGAAGTAGCCGAGCACGTCCGAAGCGCGCTGTGTGAGGGTGCGGGCGAGTTTGCGGATCTCGACGAGCTGCTCCGGGACGCTGGCGCTGATCTTGTCGATCGTGTGCGCGAGGAAGAATCTGCCCAGGCCGCGGTCCTTGTCCCGGTACGCGGTGATCATGTCTTGGTAGATGCCCCACGTCGCTTCGACCTCGACGTGCCTGTCGTCGGCGAACAGGGCATCTAGCCGCGCCTGCTGCTTGTCGGTGAGCAGACCGGCACCGGTGAGCAGGGTCCGTCTGGCCTGGTAGAGCGGATCGCCCTTCATGCCCCGCCGGCCGAAGACGTCGTGCTGTACCCGGCGTCGGCAGTTCTCCAGCGCGTCACCGGCGAGCCGGATCACGTGGAACGGATCCATGACCGGGGCCGCGTCGGGCAGTTCTTCGGCGGCGGCGGTCTTGAACCCGGTGAATCCGTCCATGGCGACGACCTCGATCCCCTCTCGCCAGGGCCTCGGTCTGGCGGCGAGCCAGGTCTTGAACACGGCTTTCGAGCGTCCGGCGACCATGTCCAACAGCCGTGCCGGGCCGGTCTTCTCGCGCACCGGGGTCAGGTCGATGATCACGGTCACGTACGTGTCGCCGTGGCGGGTGTGTCGCCACACGTGCTCGTCGACGCCGATCGTGGTCACGCCCTCGAACCGCGCCGGGTCATCGATCAGCCGCCGGCGGCCCTCGGCGAGGATCGCGTCGTTCGCGGCGGACCAGGACACCCCCAGCCCTGCCGCGACACGCGTGACCGAGAGATGATCGAGGACCAAGCCCGCCAGCCCCCACGCCAACCCACCGCGGGAGATCTTCGCCCGTACCGGCGCGGCGGCCGTGGTGTCCTGCCGCCAGACCCGCCCACACCCGCAGCATTTGTAGCGCCGGACCCGGATCAGCAGGGTCGTGGGCCGATGCCCGAACGGCTCATGCGCGAGCCGACGGATCACCGTGTCGCGCGGGGCGCCCTCGCATCCACACTCGCGGCACCACCGGTCCGGCTCCACGACACGGCACTCGATCACCGCCCGATCCGGGTCCAGACGCTGCCCGACAGCCTCCAGGCCGAGCTCGTCGAGACCGCAGAACGTGGTCAGGCAAGGTGTAGTGAAAGTAGGGTGTGACACGTCGAGGTCTTCCGGCAGATGGCGAGTGTGAGAACTTCCATCCTCAGGGAGACCTCGACCCCTACCCGGCCACCGACACGCTCAACCCGCTACACCCTCGTTCGTGAAGAGCCGGATATTCGGCCGAGGACATCGCACAGATCGAGGCCACCCCGGCCTCAACCAACTGAGGAGGACACCAATGAGTGAGATGACCGACGAGACCGTCCAGGAGACGGCAGAGACGCCAGTGGAGCAGCAGGTCGAGGAAACCCCCGCCGAGGACACTGGAGCCGCTGAGACCGTCCAGGAGACGGAGCCTGAGACCTTCCCCGCCGACGTGGTCCACAAGCTTCGAGACGAGGCCGCCAGGTACCGCACCCGGGCGAAGGACCGCGACGACCTCGCACAGCAGCTGTTCACCGCGAAGGTGGCCGCGACCGGCCGGCTCGCCGACCCCACCGACCTGCCCTACGACGAAGGACTGCTCAATGACTCGGCAGCACTCGACCAGGCCATCGGAGAACTCCTCCACGCCAAGCCGCACCTGGCATCCCGTCGCCCGCACGGCTCGGTCGGGCAGGGGCCACGATCCGGAGACGCTGGAGCAGTGGATCTCGCGTCGATGCTCAGGGCCAGGGCCAGCTGAGGAGGAGCGACGATTCTGGGATCGGATCACCCACGACGAATTAACCCGCCGATTCCATTTCTGATTGACACGTCAACTAGTTGATATACAATAGGGGGTGAGCCCTGGTGGCTCACCCCTTGTTGTGTGTTCCTGGCGGGCACCGATCCCACATTGTTCCCCAGTCAGGAGATTCCCATGGTCGCATCGACCACCACTATTCCCCAGCTCACCGCTGAGCAGGTCCAGAAGGTCCTCGTCAAGCCCCTGGAGGACGCCTCAGTCTTCCTCGCAGCCGGCCCCCGCGTGTTCGACACTGCCGGCCCGATCCGCATTCCCAAGGCCCCCGTCGGTGATGACTCCAAGCTCACCTGGGTGGGTGAGAATGAGCAGATCCCCGAGGCCGACTACCAGGTTTCCGAACTGGAGCTGATGCCCTCCACGATGAAGTCGGTGAAGGTCCTCACCCGCTATTCCAACGAGCTGTCCCGGCAGTCGTTCGTCTCCCTCGACCAGGTGCTGAAGGACCGCCTGGTCGCCGACGTTGCGAACAAGATCGACCTGCAGCTGCTCAGTGCGTCCGGTGACGGTATCACCACCCCGAAGGGACTGTTTGCCTACGCCGGCACCCAGACCGTTGACGCGGCCGGCCCGATGTCCCTCGACGTGCTTCTGGACGCCTGGGGCAAGGCACTGGCCGCCAACGTCAACATGGCCGCCCTGAAGTGGCTGGTCACCCCCGGCGACTTCGTCAAGCTGCGGAAGCTCAAGGACGGGCAGCAGCGCTACCTGCTCCAGCCCGACCCGACCGCCGATGCCGTGTTCCGCCTGTTCGGATCCCCGGTCGTCGTGACCGGCCGAATCCCCGACACCACCGGCAGCACCCCGACCGGCCGTGCCGCCCTGGTGGACTTCTCCCAGATCGCCGTCGCCCGTGACATCGCACCGAGTGTGACGATCCTGTCGGAGCGGTACGCCGACTACGACCAGCAGGCCATCCGTGTCGTGACCCGATACGACGCGGCCCCGATCAACCCGCAGGCCATCGTCACCATCGGCGGGATCACCCGCTGATGTCCGATCCCACCGGCGTGGTGGACGGCAGGGCGGTGGAATTGTCCACCGCCCTGGTGAGGTCGTACACCCGAGGTAACGGTTTCACCACCGTCCTGAACGGCCAGAAGGTCGAGCAGATCGCCGACGACATTGCCGCCGTGATCGACATGGTGGCCGCCCGTATCGAGGCGAACCCTGACCTGCTGGAGCAGCGGTCCGGGCCGTTCACCACGGCAGCATTCCAAGGTTTCCTGCTCCCCGAGCTTGCCGTCCTGAACCGCTACCGGGTCGGAGCCCTGTGATGCAGACCGTTCAACTGCAACGCTTCATCTCCTCCGGCCACAATGGCACCGTGTGGGCTGATCCCGTCGATATGCAGATCACCGGCTGGTCGCCCGTCCTGTCCACCGAGGACCCGACCACCGGCCAGTTCCGCAAGATCAGCCGCAGGAACTTGTACGTGAAGACGATGCCAGCCGGCAAGGCCCCCACATCCAAGGACCAGATCCTGATGGACGACTCCACCTGGCAGATCGCCGGTGACCCGTCCGACTGGAATCACGGCCCCTACAATCCCCGG